GATTTACAAATATTCCACAATGGAACAAATAGTTTCGGAGCTGACAATTATACTGGACATTTAATATTCCAAAATAGAGCAGATGATTCTGATATTATATTTAAAACAGATGACGGAAGTGGTGGAGTTGCTACTTACCTAACATTAGATGGTAGTGAAAGTAATATTGATATTGCAGTAGATACATCTTTAGCAGCTACCAAAAAACTTTATTTAGATGGTGGTAGTAATACTTATATCCACGAACCATCAGGAGACCAAATAGGACTTGTTACTGGTGGTAACACAAGAGTATTAGTCCAAGGACATAAAACTTACATCAATTCAACTGGTGCAAATGGATTAGTTATAAATAATGATGAGGGAACTACTACTAATTCAGGAAGAATATTCTTAGAAGGAAATACCACAACTGCCTTAATGCAAGAAGCTGATGATTTTAGTATTAGAACTGGAGCAGTAACTGGTACTTCAAGTGGAACTGAAAGATTTAGGGTAAATACTTCTGGAGCAGATGTTACTGGAACACTAACCGCAACCGGTGATGTTGTGGCATACTATTCATCAGATAAAAGATTAAAAGACAATATCGTTCGTATAGAAAATCCATTAGAAAAGGTTGGTAAAATAGGTGGTTATACATTTGATTGGAACGACAAACAAGAAACTTATACAGGAAAAGATGTCGGTGTAATCGCACAAGAAATCCAAGAAGTTTTACCAGAACTCGTAACCGAAAGAGATAATGGATACTTAGCAGTCAAATATGAAAAAATGGTTCCATTATTAATAGAATCAATCAAAGAATTAAAACAAGAAATTGATGACATCAAACAAAAATGTGATTGTTTGAACAATTAACTTGATATTTATATATAATTAGAAAACCAATAGGAGTTATAATGGCAAAAGCTAAAACACAAAAAAAACAAGAAATCAAATTCACTCAAGAAGAGCTAAATTCATTAAATGTTTTGAAAGTAAGTTTCGAGAATTTACAGAATCAATTGGGTTCTATTGAAATCAATAGAATACAAACTGAATCTCAACTACAAGTTATCGAAGATGAAAAGCTTAGACTTGAAGCAGAGTATTCAAATCTAAAAGACCAAGAAGGTCAATTAGTAGCTACTCTAAATGAAAAGTATGGAAGAGGACAACTCGACCCTACAACTGGTGTTTTCACACCACAAAAATAATTCGCTCACAGAGTGATTTTGAGAATTTTATTTGATATTTATTCATACCAAATAAAACCCAATTAGGAGAAAAAAAATGGCAGAAAGAGTAGTAAGTCCAGGTGTATTTACCAACGAAAAAGACTTATCTTTCTTACCACAAGGGATAGACGGAATTGGAGCAGCATTAATCGGACCGACATTAGACGGACCGGCATTTGTTCCAACTATCGTAAGAAACTTTGGTGAGTTTGAAGATATTTTTGGTAAAGAAACCCAAGACTTTTATGTTCCATTTGCAGCAAAACAATATTTAAGAAACGCTGGAAATGTAACAATCGTTCGTGTTATGGGATTAGGCGGATACGCAAATGATACAATAGCTTTGAGTGTTAGTGGTTCAACAGGTATATTTACCTTAGCAACACTAAAACCTTCAAGAGCAAATGTAGCAGTCGATTTAACAACAACCGCACTTAGTGGTAGTGTTAATGTTCACGAAAACTTTGGTTTAACCGTAGGTGGAACTTCATATCAATTATCATTTGATTCAAGTTCAGCAAACTATATCGGTAAAACATTTAGTGAAGACGCACAAGACAATACAAAAGCAGCGTATTTGTATTCTAACCTTTCACACACACAAAATATAGCACATTCGGCATCAATAGTTTATGTAACGAATGTTGATGATGAACCCTTTTCATCAAACTATTCGGTGGCAACAACACCATCAATCACATCACAGCTTGTAAGTAATTCATCAACAGAATTATTTAAAGTTAACACTCGTTCACACGGAACAAGTCAAAATACAAGATTTAGAATCGGTATATCAGATGTTAAACCAGCAACTGATGTAGCAGGAAGTGATTATGGTACATTTAGTTTACAGGTCGTAAGACATAATCCTGGACAAACAGATGACGGAGATATTTTAGAAAACTTCTCTGGATTAAATTTTGACGAGGATTCAGTAAACTACTTACCAAGAGTAATTGGAGATACCTATACAACAATAGACAATTCAACAGGAAAGTTAACCAATAATGGTAATTATCCGAATCGTTCAAAATATGTATACATTTCTGATTATGGTAATTTAACAGGACTTTCGAAAGAATTAGTTCCTATGGGATTTGGAAAGCTAACCTTACCACACAGAACATCAGCGGTAAGTTCATCAGCTTCTTTCCCAACAGCATCATTACTTGGACTAACAGCAGCAGCTTCATCAAGTCAGGTAAATTCAAGAGGAACATTTGACCCAAATGCTTTCTATGGATTTGACTTCGGTCAAACTGCTACAAGTTCATTTGACGACAATAGTGAATACTTAGCACCACTACCTTCCACAGGAACAGGTAATGGTAGTAATGTAACTATGAGTTTAGAAAATTGTTTTGGACATAATGACGCATCTTCATTAGGTGCTACATACGCAAATGGTTCAACTAAAATCAGTTTAACAAATTCAGCACTTGGTCAAAGAAAGTTCCAAGTTCCTTTCCAGAGTGGTTTTGACGGAGATAATCCAGCAAAAACTATTTCAACTGGAACGGATATTGGTGCTACAAATTCACAAGGATTTGACTTATCTGCAGCAGATAAAAGTGGTTCAGTTGCATTTAAAAACGCAATTACAGCTATCTCAAACCCAGACGAATTTGACATTAATCTATTAGCAACACCAGGTGTTATTCATTCAATTCACCCATCAGTAACAAATCACGCAATTGATAAAGTTGAGGATAGAGCAGATACCTTCTATGTTATGGACGGCTCTCACTATTCAGCATCAGTTCAAAATGCTATTGATGATGTTGCGGCAGTAGATTCAAATTATGCAGCTACTTACTATCCTTGGGTAAAGGTATTGGATAGTGTTAAAGGTAAACCTACTTGGGTTCCACCTTCAGTAGTATTGCCAGGTGTTTATGCACAAAACGACAGAATTGGACAAGAGTGGTTCGCACCAGCTGGTCTAAATCGTGGTGGTTTAACAGAAGTATTAGAAGCAAAAACAAGACTAACCAACTTGGAAAGAGATGATTTATACGAAAGTCGTGTAAATCCAATCGCAACTTTCCCAGGTCAAGGTGTAGTAGTGTTCGGACAGAAAACACTTCAAGGTAAACCAAGTGCATTAGACAGAATCAATGTAAGAAGATTGTTGATTAACTTGAGAAAGTTCATCGCTTCTACTTCAAGATTCTTGGTATTTGAACAAAACAATAGTTCTTTAAGAAATCGTTTCTTGAATATTGTTAATCCATATATGGAACAAGTTCAAGCAAATGCAGGACTTACAGCATTCAGAGTAGTAATGGACGAATCAAACAACACACCAGATGTTGTAGATAGAAACCAATTAGTTGGTCAAATCTTTATCCAACCTACAAGAACAGCTGAGTTCATTGTATTGGACTTTGCAGTTCAACCAACAGGAGCAACATTCCCAGAATAATAGGAATATTGATTAAGAAAAACCCCCAAGAAATTGGGGGTTTTTTGTTATGATAATCAGGAAGAAAAAATTTGAGAGTTTAACCACCTAACTCACAAGGGTTGTTTCTAAATCGTGAAACTCTACATAACCCACTCGGTTCCAAATATCTAGTCACCGAAAACCCAGTTTTTAATTACTTAGGATAAATAGCAAATGTATCAGCGTATTCAGCCAATGTATTGTATTGACTTCTACGATAACCAAATTGTGGTTTACTACCACCACGATACTTAATTCTAAAATTACCAGTCATCATTAAATTTCTGATAGTTGGGTTATACCTAAATTCCATAGGAATACCCTTGTAATTGGCTTGTTCAAAGTAAGGAGCTTCATAATCTTCCAACCTAATAGGTTCTTGATTTTGATTAGCTTCATATAATTCCATAGGATTATGATTATATCTATAATGAGTAATGGTATGAGTTCCATTTTCTACATACTCACCAGCATTATTATAATACCCATAATGATTTGGTATTTCTCTCGTTACCAAAGCATCTTCATAATTCCTTGTTTTAATCGTTGTATTGTTAGTCATCTCGTTTTCCTTTATCATTATCATAACACTATAATATACAAATACTATTTGTAAATGTCAAGCTTTTTTTTAATTATTTTCTTCAAAGAGTTCTTCTTCACAATCATCACAAAGGAAAAAGCCACCGGTTTCAACACCACACTCTTCACATATTATCTCATCAATCATACTATAATATACAATGAATAAATGACAATGTCAAGTAAAAACTTCTAAAAAACTTCTAATAATTATATTAAAATAAGTTCTTTTAAGAAATCACTTTTTTTCATTTCGTTATATTTATTAATGTAATAGAAAAGAAATCTTTATAGGAGAATTAAAGTGGCTGATTTTATAGACCCAAACGAAATATTTTTTACACCATTTGAACCAAAATTATCAAATAGGTTCATTATGGAAATTGACGGAATACCATCATTTATGGTGCAATCTTTCGCAAGACCAAACATTGAGTTTGAAGAAATAGTAATTCCACATATCAATACAAAAAGATATGTAAAAGGTAGACCAACTTGGTCAGATGTGGAAGTAAAACTATATGACCCAATCGTTCCAAGTGGAGCACAAGCAGTTATGGAGTGGGTAAGACTACATCACGAATCAGTAACAGGTCGTGATGGATATTCAGACTTCTATAAAAAAGATGTTACATTTAATGTATTAGGGCCAGTCGGTGATAAAGTTGAAGAGTGGACATTAAAAGGAGCATTTATTAAGAGTGCTAACTTTAGTGACTTCGGATTTGATGCAGCTAACATAGCAGACATCACACTAACTTTAAGATACGACTACGCCGTATTACAATTCTAAGGAGAATAGTTATGTGGGCAATATTTAAAGATGACAATGATTATAATGAAAAATCAATAATTGGATTTGCAGCATTCGCAGTAATGACAATATTTGCAGTAGTTGATTTAGCAACAGGAATCATTGGAAAAGATTTGGTCATTAATGATATGGTATACAATTCATTTGTATTCATAACATTAGGGTCTTTCGGTATCGCAGGTGCTGAAAAGATTATGGGCAAAAAATAAGTTATTAATTCAGTATTAACCAAGGAGTAAATAATGGCTGAAAGTCAGTACGGATTTCCTACTGAAGTTCTATCTTTACCTTCACAGGGATTGTTATATCCCGAAGATAGTCCTTTGCGTAATGGAACCATAGATGTCAAATATATGACAGCAAAAGAGGAAGATATCTTAACTTCCGCTAACTTAATTCAACAAGGTGTAGTTTTAGATAGATTATTGGAAAGTGTAATCGCAGACAAAGGTATCAAATTAGATGACCTACTTGTCGGTGATAAAAATGCACTTCTATTAGGAACTCGTATTTTGGGGTATGGTAAAGATTATAGATGTACCATTACAGACCCAGATACCGAGGAACAAGTAGAACATACAATAGATTTATCTACAATACAACACAAATCAATAGATGAAAAATCATTTGAAAATGGAAATCTATTTAGTTTTGAATTACCAAACTCCAAAAGAGTATTAGAATTTAAAGTTCTAACTCACGGAGACGAAAAGAAACTTCAAGAAATAAATGAAACCTATGAAAATGCAAAAAAAATAACAGGTATTGACCACTCTATGACAAATAGAATGAAATATCAAATCGTATCAATAGACGGAAAAACAGACCAAAAAGAAATAGACAAGTTTGTTGATAACGAATTCTTAGCATTAGATTCAAGAGCATTCAGATTATATCGAGATAAACTAAACCCAGATGTCGAAATGGTGTTTGACTATACAAGTCAGACTGGTAAAAAACATAAAGTTGATTTACCAATAAATGTAGAATTTTTTTGGCCAGCCGCCGAGTAATAGGGCGGCCATACACGAAGAACTTTTTAACATTGCCTATTATGGTAATGGATTTAACCACGACGAACTATACAATATGCCAGTATTCTTGAGAAAGTTCTATGCTCAAAAACTAATAGACGCAAAGAAAAAAGAATCTGAACTAATCAAAGATGTTCAACGAGGAAAAAGTCAACCTCCAAGTTACCAAAAATCTTAAAACTTGATATTTATTATTGATGAAAAACAAACTTACAAACGAACAAAAAATCAACGAATTTATCGGTAAAGCACTTCAAATGTTTTTAAGCAAAAAGGCTAGCAAAACATTAAGCAACCTTCAGAAGAGCAACCCAAAAATTCAAAAATCTCTATCAAGCTTTGAAAAAAATGCACAAGAGTTAAAAGATTTATTAGGTCAGTAAGTAGTTTTTTTTTAATAATTCAATTTCACACACAACATATAAAATATGGCTAAAACAAGACAGGAAAATTTAAATCAGGTATTCGGTTCTATGGATAAGTTTGGAAAAAAACTTGATATCATAGCCGATAAACTTGATGGTATAAATAATCAACTGTCTAATTCCAGCACAGACTCAACAAAAGCATCTAAACTAACAAAAGAAAAAAACGAACTTGCTAAAAAAGAATTAAAGATTCTTGAAGATAAAGTAAAATTAGAAAAAAAACAAGCAGAAGAAAAAGAAAAGCAAGCAAAAGAAGACAAAGTAGCTGCAGATGACGCTAGAAAAAATAAATTCGCAGCTGAAGATATGATGAAAAGTTCTCTTCCAGGAATTCAAAAGTTTGCAGCATCGTTTGGAGATTTAGGAAATCTTGTAGCAGAAACAGCTTTAAATATGATTGAACAAACTGACTTTGAAAATGATGATTTAGGAAAAAATATAACTACATCAATAGGTGGTATGTTGGAAAACATAGGAAAAGCTGGAACAGATGACTTTAAATCTTTTGATAGAGAGGCGAGTGATAAAAAAAGATTAGAACTTGAAAGGAAAGGTGCGAGTAAAGAAGACTTAAAAACATTTGATACCATAGCAGATTACGCTGAATACACTTCCTTGTCTATGGAAAATGTTGAAAAAACTATGACAGGAATTACGGACTTAGGTAACGAAATTATAAAACCACTTAAAGAAATACCAGTATTGGGCCCAATGATATCAGGAGCACTCGATAAAGGTTTATCAGTAGCTACTGGTAAGATAAAAGAACAATTAGTTAATCAGATTTTTGCAGCTGGAAAAGGAACAAAAGGAATTCAAAAAGGATTTTTAGGAACAATTCCACCTATCAATATGATGGGAACGAGTATTCACATAGCAACAGCAGGAATTAGTTTATTGATTGGACTTTTAGTAGCGGCTGCCGCAGCATTAATCGGAATGACAAAACGAGCAAGAGATTTTGCTGGTGAAGCCAACATAGCATTCGGACAATCATTTAAATTACAGGGTGCAATTACAAAAGCAGATATAGCACTTTTCGGAACAGGTAAAAGTGCAAAAGATATATCAAAACAACTTATAGAAAATTTTGGAACAATAGATAATGTTACCTCTAATAACATTAAAAAAATAGGACAAATGTCCACAAGATTTGGTGTCGCAACAGACGACTTAATTAAATTCCAAAAAGGATTTTCAGATGTAACGGGAGCATCAATGGATGTTGCCAATGATGTTGTTAGAGCAGTTGGTAGTATGGCATCAGGAGCTGGTGTAGCTGCAGGTGCAGTAATAAAAGATATATCAAGTAATATGGAAGCGTTTGCAAGATTCTCTACTGAGGGTGCTATGGGTATGGCTCAAGCCGCAGTTGAAGCAGCTAAAATTGGTTCAAACTTAGGTGAGGTTGTTAAAATGGCAGACGCACTATTAAATTTTGAATCCAGTATCACAGCAGAATTTGAAGCACAAGTCTTAACGGGTAAAGCACTAAACCTTGAAAAAGCAAGAGAAGCTGCACTTCAAGGAGATTTCGCAACATTAACACAAGAAATACAACAACAAGTTGGTGGATTAGGTAATCTACAAGCAATGAATGTTATTCAAAAAGATTCTATCGCAACTGCACTTGGTATTAGTGTAGCAGAATTAACAAAGATTGCTCGTGGTGAAGCGATAGATAACGAAGATACACCAGAATTAAAAGAACAGAAAAAAACAAATCAAATTTTAATTGACGGATTTACAGGAAACAAAGAATCATTAGACAACTTAGGTAAAAAATCAGCTGATAGTTCAGGTGGTATGTTTGGGGATTTCTTATAGGATAAATTATGGCACTTATTGAATTAAAATCAAACTTAGCATCAGACCCAGATTACAATAAACAAAGTTTAGAAGAATCCAAAAGGGATAATGCAAAACTAAACCACAGAAAGTTTAGACCAGACGAGGACCAACTAATCCATAGAGAGATTGGAGACGGATACAACTCAACTAAATTGGACGGGGGATTTGTTCGTGGTGGAGCAGGATTACAAGCAGAACGAACCATTGAAGATACAAAAAGAATTGGTAAGTTTTTATTTTCACCAAAAGGAGCTTTGTTTACATTAAAACAATCCGTTTTACAAAATCAAAACAAACAAAGAAATGCAAACATTTATGACCCAACATCAATTTTAAAAAATCTACCTTCAATAGCACATTTCCAACGACACGTTAATGAAGATTTATTTTCTGAAGGATTATCATTGAGTGGTATAGCACAACAATTAATCGGTGGAGATGCCGATAACCAATATATAAAATTTATCAAAACAAAAGGAGATAAATTTGGAACAAAATATGAAAATGTTGTAGATTCAGTAACTTACTTTCAACAAAAAGGAAAGAAAAAATTACAAGTTGAGTATGGTGAGTTCGATGAAACAAAATTACCAAAAGATTTTATTAAATTTAGAATTAGAGATTTGGTAAATGGAAAGTGGATAATATTTCCTGCTTTCTTAACATCAGATATTGTGGATAATTCACAAGCAAGTTATGAAGAAATAAATTATGTTGGTAGACCAGACGCTGTTCATATTTATAAAAATACTAAGCGTTCATTTAGTATTGGATTTAAAGTCGTAGCAACCAACAAAGATGATATTAAGTTGATTTGGAAAAAAATAGATAGATTAAAAGGATTAGCACAACCAGCATATAAACCATTTTTAACCACTATAAATCCAACAACAAAACAATCAGAAACTGATGTATTTACAAGACCAACCGCACCTATGGTTTCATTAACGATTGGTGATGTATTTAAAAATACAGTTGGATACTTTGACTCTATTAGTGTAACGATACCACAAGCAAGTAATACTTGGGAAACAGAAGAAGGAACACAACTACCAGTTATATGTGATGTTTCTTTAAGTTTCATACACATAGGTAATGTAACACCAACAATAGATAGTCCAAATTATGGTAGTCAAGATTTTACAGATAATAAAGATATATTTATACCAGAAAAGAAAACAGAAACGGCTTCAACCAATCAAGCAGGGGAGCAATAAGTTATGGGTAGATATGATAAATCAAAAGTATTTAGAAATGAAAACGGAGTTCGTTATCTAAATAGAATACAATATCCGAAGATTGAAATTAGTGATAGTGATGTTATAATTACTGGACTATATGGACAACGACTTGAAAACTTAGCACACAAGTATTATGGTAATGTAGAATTATGGTGGATAATTGCCAGAGCAAACGGACAAGTTGATGGTTCCAGTTATATGGTTCCAGGTAAAGAATATCGTATTCCACAAAATCTTTCTCGTATCATAGAGGACTTCGAGGAGTTGAATAGATAATGAGTGCATTTGAAAGTTCTCAAATACACGCAAAGGTCCAACAAGCACTATTCAGAAGAATGTTGGCAGTCAATAGGTTAGTTCCTAATGGTGTAGAAAGTCCAGGTGTTGGTTCAGCACAAAATTTAAAAGATTCATTAGCAACAGGTCAAGCATTTTTACCACAGGATATCGTTGGAGATAAAAATCCCTACGAACAACAAATAATTCGTAGTGCTTTTTGTAAAGTTAGTGCCGATGTAGTTGATACAAGTACCAAAGATATAATGAACTTCTCAAGTTATATTACGGGTGGACCAGGTGGTAAAGGAGAAGCAACACAAGCAAACAGACCTATATCATTCAAAGATAAGATAAACCCAGACTCTAATTCATATCGTGGAGATACTGGTGTACAAAGTGTATCGATAGCACAAAAAAGTTATTTTATGAACGAGATAACTATCAACTGGATTTGTCCAGACCCTATGGATTTTGAAAAAAGAATACAACCTATATTTTTAAAACACGGAAGAATGATTTTTGTAGAGTTTGGATTTGGTGTAAACAGCTCCGATGAGTTTGAACAACTATCACAAATAGGAACAAAGACCTTAGAAAAACTTGATAGAGAAATACTATTATTAAATTCAGCTCACCCAGACAAGTATCAAGTTTTTAGAGGATTGGTAACCAAGTATGATTTTAAGATTACCGACTATGGTGGATATTCCGGAACTATAACTTTATCTTCAAAAGGAAAAAACATATTAGAAACACCAATCCAAAAAGCAACACAACAAACATCCACTTCAACATCAGCAGAACTCGGAGTAAATGATTATAAAAAGAAACTAAAAGAAAAAATTGAAAAAGAAAAGAAAGATAGTTCTACGGACAATGAAGAGGGAACAAGTGCAACTGAAAAAGAATTAAAAGAAAAGTTTTCCAATACAGAAGTTCACTTTAAAGCAGTTATTGAAGCACTACCAGAAGTTGTAGATGCGTATGTAAAACAAGCTCCGCTCGTGGGAGTTAGTATTACGAAAGACAATAAAGGTAAGAAAGACGCTGTTATACCACCAGCAAGAAAGTTAAATTACCATTATAAAAATGGTGCGATGAACTACTTTTTTGGAGCAGGTTATGATATAAATCCTGACGACGACGTTTGGTTTGGACCAGTAGTTACAAAGTTATATGAAGAAGTTAAACAAGCTGGTGGTGAATTAGTAGATAGTAAAGAAACATTTTGGATGAGAACTTGGGGTGGAGTAAAACTTTTAGGAACTGCAGTATTTTCTCCAATACTTGCTACTGGAGCTGCAATCGGTACTGGTGTTAGAGCACTCCTTAAAGTAGGAAAAATGGCAGGGGAAGAATTATTTGAAAGTGAAATAAATGACAAACAAGAAAAATCTACACACTTAGTTACTTGGGGTTGGTTTGAAGACCACATACTAAATTCATTTTTTCAAGTTCAAGCATCAACAAGTAATGGAACTCAAACACTACAACAAATTCGTAGTGTTCATTTACCTTACAACTATGAAGTAGAACAATACAATACAGAAGAAGGAAAAAAAGAATCTCAAAGTAATAGACAAACTAAATCCTACAATGAAGCTTTGAAAGTAGAAAGAGAATCACAAGAGGAAGGAAATGAAGCTTCAACTGAAGAGGAATTTCAAAATGCACAAAGATTAATTGAAGCTAATGACAAAATGTCAGTAGTTTCAGACTTTGAGTATTTTGTAAGTAATCGTTGTGCAAATAGTCCTTCATTACAAAGTATTGGATTAGATAGTGTTGTGATACCAGGACAAACTAATAAATTCTATGAAGAAGTAGTGGTTAGTGGAAGTCAAGTAGAACCAACTCCAGACCAACAGCTGGACGCAGGACAACTTCTAATAGCATTTGGAACATTTCTTGGAACTGCTATTGGTACAGCAAATCCACTTAGTTTGACGGCAGGTGCAACTTATTTATTCGTAAAAAGAAATGAAAATATTGACCAGCAAGTTGTAAGACAATTATATCAAGAGATTAATAAGGTATTTCCAAACTTTAAAGTTGATGATAGTATGGAAAGTGGATACATTAGAAATTTAGTTTTTGATGTAAAGTATTTACAGGATAGTTTTAAAGACATTACAAATTTAAAACAAGGATTACGAGATTTCTGGGCAAAAGTAAAAACCGATATGTTTGATTACAATGGATTTCAAATAACACAAGACTTATCTGATGACGGAAGAGTAGGAATTACAGACACCAAATATCAAAATCCAATAGAAAATGCAAAAGATTTATTAAGTTCAAAAAAACAATCACAAGCAGAAGAGTTCGCAGATGAAAAAGCATTATCAAACAAAATGTTTTTCTTACCAGTTTATACAAAAAACTCTATTGTTAGAAGTTTCTCAGTTGGTTTAAAACTAACAGACAAAGCAGCATCTATGGCTGCACTTGGCTCTAATTTCGGAACAGATGGTAAAAGTCCGACATATCATTATGATATAGGTATTGAATCTTTTGCTCAAGCAACCGCACTACAAAGTGGTCCTGATAAATCAGCAAACAAAGAAATTGCGGATGCTTATAATCTAACAAAAGAACAAGTAGAACGAGAGCAAAAATTGAAAAACTTAGTTGTGAATGATTTACATACTTTTGTTGGTGGAACAGATAGAGTTGGTTCAGGTGCAGTTACTGAACACGGAAACAAAACAGGTCAAACAGGTAAGATAAAGGATAACATAGAGGGTAAAGGTGTAGACTTTTCTGGTGTATCGGAAGTTTTAAAAAATATAGATGATATAAATAATGAACTTGAAAATCTTGACGATACAAAAAATAAAGATAATGTTGAAAAAGAAAAAATAGTTTCCATATACGATAACAAAGGTAGAATGAAAAAAAGAGCTAAAGAACTGATTTCATCTACGATAAATAAAAGTTTAGGTCCAAATCCAAAACAAGAAGGACATTACAATTTAAACAAAACCATAATACCAATAGAATTATCACTTACATTAGACGGGATAGGTGGTTTACGAGTGGGTAATATGTTCAAAACAGACTACTTACCAGAACTATATAGAAAGTATTCATACTTTACAATAACTGAAGTTTCTCACGCAGTTGGAATGAGTGGGTGGACAACTGATATTACTGCTATGATGAAGTTAGATAGAGTTAAAATGATTGAGGACGGACTTATTACCAAAAGAGGTGGTAATGTTTCTACAAAAGCAAGCAACGAAGAACTTTTACAAAATGCACAAGACGCTGGTCGTGATTATTATTTTAATAATGAAGGAAAATATACGGTAATTGAAAAACCAACAGACGAACCAGACAAAACAGCTGAGGAAAAAGAACTAATTCAACCAGTAGAAGAAACAATCATCACAACAGAACCTACAACAAAAAGAACAGACGGAGTAAGACTAAAAAGTGGAAAGGTTTTATACCCAAGAGACAAAGGTTACGAAGAAGCTAACATTGTTAAAAAAACAGAACTTAGTAAAAAGTCAAATAATTTTCAAGGTGAGTTTAATTTTAATTCAAGTAAAGGTCAAGCTTACAAAAGCGGATAAATAAATTACATTTTGATGTTATAAATCAATACTTATAATAAATGGTTATAGTAAATACAGATATTCTATTCAACCAACTTAAACAACAAATACAATCAAAACCATTTGTATTATTACAAATGTATTCAGATGTTCAGAAGCATCCACAGGAAAATCGTGTTAGTTGTTATTGGGTTGATTTTCAAGACGAACAATATATTGTTCCAGTTCATCATACGGAAAAATTCCAAGACACCTTAGAAATGATTAAAACCGACCAAACCATTTATGTTCAAGACTTAAAGCAATATCATCACAACACATTAGTATTCGGTAAAGATATTAAAGATATGAATTGGTCTTACTACCAACAAACTAACCAACCATATGATACCGAACAACACTTAACCAATGCACATCATCATCAATACAGATTACATTATGATAAACAAAACATTAATGATGTCGTTCCTTTAGTGAAACACGCAGAATACTTTGAACCAATATCACGAGAACTATATAAGTCATACGAACAACAAGACCAAACCATACTGGAAAACCTATACAAAATAGAAAGAAATGGATTAAAGACTTATGAAAAAATCATTTATTCAGAATACAATCCATACACTTCAACCGGAAGACCAAGTAATCGTTTCGGTGGATTAAACTTCGCAGCACTAAACAAATCAGACGGAAGTAGAAAACAATTCATTAGTCGGTTTAATAATGGAGTTCTGGTTGAAATGGACTTTGATGCGTATCACTTACGATTAATCGGAGAGATTATCGGCTACGAGTTCCCACAAACATCAGTCCACGAACATATGGCAAAACTATATGGATTACCTTATGAAGAAGCAAAGGCATTATCATTTAAGTATTTATACGGAGGTATCACAGATGAGGTATCAAACAATCCATTTTTCTCAAAAGTAAACGATTATATTAAATTACTTTGGAATGATTATAAAACTAACAATTTTGTTCAATCTTATATTTATAATAGAAGAATATATAAGAAAAATCTACAAGATATGAATCCTAATAAATTGTTCAATTATATGATACAATTAATGGAAACAGAAAACAATATTAAGATTTTAAATGTATTACAACCTAAGTTACAGAAATACAATAGTAAACTAATATTGTATAACTATGACGCATTTTTATTTGACTTTGATACCAAAGACGGATTAGAGTTTTTAAAAATGGTAAAAGAAACCATAGAGAGT